CGGCGAGAAAAAGAACAACGCCACGCGAATGGGTACACTGGACAATCCAAACAACCAGCAAATCCAAACGACTAGCGTGGTGAAATACGACACAAACGCAGATCGGAGAACCTTAGATGCAAACCACGTCAACGTGGCAGTGGTCGAGGGCTGAGGAATCACACCACGAAGCAGACTATGACGGACGTCTGGGGGGACGTCCATCTCCGCAACGAGATGATGCATGTTTCCTAGCTCACAGACAAAGTAGTACACAAAGGGTTCTCTTGGTGGAGGATGCGGGAGTTGGGGTTGTTCAGGTCCTTCAGGGACAACAACCTCATCACTCACATTTGAGTCCTGATCATGACCAACGAAACGGTTGACACGAAAGGCTCCTGCTTCTGTGGTGATCTCAGATGGGTTGTCATCGATCTCATGCTCTGCATTCGCAACATCCCAGTCCAGATCAATGGCATGCAATGCAGCAGCAACGCCCATGCCTTCAGCAACATCAGCGAGCCACTGTTGCTCATCAACTCTTTCAGCCTCTTGCTCAAGCTGATTTGGGTTGAGAGCCTTTGGAGGGCCAGGGTTTGGCTCAATGCCCTCTCGCTGGAGCTCAAGCTTTGAGCGGTGCTCACGTGCTTTTTGCTCAAGGGCATTTGCTGCATCGTCGATCTTAGCAGCCATCCAAGACATCCACGAACTAGACTTCTCCAAAACTGTGGTGACAACTTGCTCAACATGCTGCTCAAGTTTGGCCTGACCGGCAGCATGTGCTTCTTTAGCAGTGTCTTTAAGGTCGACGATCTTCACCGCCGTCGCACCTGTGGCTTCAATGGCTGCATTGCGAACAACTTCAGCAGTCGCACTTGCGGCCTCAGCCGACCACTCGGCAGCAGGGCGCACATCATACTCAACAACGGCATTGGTGACTTTGGTAAGCTTCTCAAGTGCGATGGAGGTGGTTGAATCTGCAACTCCGCCAAGATGCGATAAAGCGGAGGAGGTAACACCTACCAAATCGGACGAGATTTCATTCCAAGTCTTCCAACGTCGTGGTTGAATTGAGTCACACATGAACCAACACTGGTCGTACTCTTCGTTACGAGCGGTGATGGAACCTGCAACCGAATCCACAACTTCACGCACACTCGGCGTGTTGGGAATCTTCACTCCAATGCGTTGAAAGAAGGACCGCATAGTGAGTGGTTGTAAATCTGGAACTGTGTTGTTGTGCAGCACTAGATCAGGGTGCTGCACCACACAAGCCTCGCGCAACGAGAACGGAGCGCGTGGACACACGTCATCACAAACCATCGTTTGTGAGAGGACAGGGGAGGTCAGGGACAGGAGACAGATAACGAACACGACCTTCATCGAAGGCACAAAAGTAACACAATTTTGTTTTGAAGGCATGAATTGGGGGGATTCTGGTTAATCTTCGTGTGTACTCCGCACGGTTCGGTGCAATGCTTGAAGCCAAGGTGGGTGTAAGCGCGACCCTGGTCTTTGAGTGAATGATTTGCATCTCTGTTGGCGCATGGTGCGTTTTGTCCTATTTCAGCGAACTATCGCAGCCAGCCGGGATACGGCTAATGGGGCATATCTGCGCGCCTAAACGTTGGTTTCCCACATTCCTGTGTAATCTTCTCTTCCAGCACAAAGGCTCTAACGCGTGCAGTGGTTTCATGATCAGATGCCTAAGAATTCAGCAAAAGATCAATCCGCCACGGCCAACGTGCATGGCTCACAACTTTGCCAATGCTCCGACAACTTGTCGTGTAGGCTCGAATTACGAGCGTAGTAGCTTAATCACCGGCCAAAGGTGGGAAGGGTCTACGTTCCGATAAGCCCGATATATTCTGTTGGGC